CTCGAAGATACTGTCGGACTGGACAGACGATCTGCGCTCCCAAGCGGGCGTGAGCACGGCGGCGGATGAGGGGCGCGACGCGCCTGATTCGTGGGAAGCGTGGTTAGGCGCACTCTTCCCGGCGTATGTGGGGAAGCCGTTTGGGGGCCGACATAAAAAGTTTTGGGAGTGGCTATGGGACATTAGCCCAGATGAATCCCCACGCCCGTACATTGGGATATGGCCGCGAGGCGGCGGGAAAAGCACAACCGCCGAACTCGCTGTGTGCGCGTTAGGACTGCGGGGGATTTGCAACTACGCTGTGTATGTGCAGAAAACGCAGTCAGACGCAAACGCGACGATAAGCAACATCCAAAAGATGATTGAGTCTGCCCAGGTGCAGCGCTATTACCCGTCACACTCAAAGCCGGAGATTGGCAAGTACGGAAACACGCGGGGATGGTCGATGGAGCGCCTCCGGACAGAGGGCGGATTTGCTGTTGATGCGTTGGGACTTAACTCTGCATTTCGTGGTGCGAAGGTGGACGAGAGGCGGCCTGACCTGGTCATTCTGGATGATATTGACCACAAGCATGACTCGTCGGACCTGACCACGAAAAAGCTGCAAACCATCAAAGACTCAATTATGCAGGCCGTTTCTGATACAGGGTCTGTCGTGATTGGGATGCAGAACCTGATCCACCCAAACGGCGTTTTCGCCAGGTTGGAAGACGGGCGTGCGGACTTCCTTCAGCGCCGGATCGTAGACGGGCCGCACCCGGCGGTGTATGACCTGGAGACCGAGCGTGTGAAGGACGAAAAGACGGGCAACTATCGAGACGTGCTTGTGGGGGGAGAGCCTTCGTGGGGAGGGCAGGATCTTGAGGATTGCCAAACCCGCATCAATGAGTCTGGGCTTTCTTCGTTTGTCCGTGAGTGCCAAAACGAAGTGAAGGAGCGAGAGGGGGCGTTGTGGTCCAATCGGTGCCTTTCGGAAGTGCGGGTTGGCCCCGAGGATGTGCCAACATGCAAGCGTTTAGTTGTGGGCGTAGACCCGGCGGGAGGCACCGACGAGGTCGGGATCATTGTTGGGGGTCTTTCTTATGATGGGATAGCATACATCCTCGATGATCGTAGCGTGAGCAGCTCAGTCGGGCCTAACCGCTGGGGGCAAATCGTACGAGAAGCATATGAGCACTGGCAAGCCGATGCGGTGATCGGGGAGACCAACTATGGGGGCACGATGATTAAAAACACGGTACAAGGCCCCTCCAACATGCCAATCAACTTTAACGAGGTAACGGCCACTCGGGGCAAGCGCGTGCGAGCAAATCCTATTGCCGCCCTGTACGGAGCCAAAGATGTAGACTACAAAGACAGCCGAGTAAAACACGCTGGCACATTTCATGCTTTAGAGAAGCAGATGACCTCTTGGGTGCCGGGGGACTCCAACAGCCCAGACCGTCTTGATGCGTTGGTGTGGGTGTTGACAGAACTGCTCATCGAATCCAATAATCGCAGCCCATCGCTGATCGTGTAATGGGATTTCTTGACTCACTATTCGGACAAGCCAAGGCGGTCTCCTCTGAGGAACACCGGAAGCGCCGCGCACAGTCGCGGTCTCTGCAGGGGAAGTCTCGCGCCATTACGAGCGCAGATGTCTTCGGCGCGACGGTGGGCGATGCAGAGGTGACCGACTATGTGCAGGAGGGGTACCAGGCAAACCCGTACATTCACCGGGCAATCAGCCTTGTGGCCTCGTCTGTGGCGACGCTGGATATCGGCGTGTATGACGGGAAAGAGCGTCCGTTGCGCGTGACGGGGGAAGATGCTGCCAGTCTCATAGAGCGCCCCAACCCGCTACAGTCAAACTCTTCGTTCATGGAGGCGCTGGTGACAAAGCTGATGCTGAACGGGGAGGTGTACGTGGAGGCGATTGGCCCTTCGCAGGGTGCCCCCGCTGAATTGTATCTGCCAGATCCGTCTGAAATTGACCCACAAGTAGACAAGGACGCAGACGGCCTTATTCAGCGGTACACACAAAGCGCGACCGGTGAGCAATGGTCGCCCCAAGAGATGCACCAGATTCGCATTGTAAGCCCTGAGAATCCCTTCAGAGGGCAGTCCGTGGTCCAGGCGGTGTCTCGGGCCGGGGATGTGTCGAACTACGGGAGAAAGTACATGCACGCGCTTCTGAAGGCGAACGGCGTGCCCCCGCACTTGATTATGCTCGCCGGGCATATGGGGCCGGAGGAGCGGGAGAACTTTGAGGACCAGTTTGCCCAGCGCACCCTATCTGCGTTTCAGGAGATGCGAGCCGATGGCCTGCCGAAGCCACAGGTCATGCAAGATGCCGGACAGGCCCGCCTCGACCGGATTGGATTTAGCCCCGATGACATGGAGATTCTTCCGTCAATGCAGCAGGCAGCCCGGGAAATTGCAACGGGGATGGGCGTCGCCCCTGAGCTTTTAGGCGACCCTGAGAACAAAGTCTACGACAACGTAAAGCAGGCGCGGCAGGCGCTATACACCGAGACAGCAATCCCGATGGCCGAAAAAATCTGCGGGGAACTCACGCACTGGCTTGGCCCGCAGTTTGATTTTTCGCAGGAGCGACGGTTTTTCTTTAATACAGAAGAGATTCACGCCCTACAGGGCGATCCTGCCCGGAAGCGCGAACTGGACTTGCGTGAGCTTGAGTCTGGCGCAATTACGATTAACGAATATCGAGAGCGCCAGGGCAAAGAGCCAAAAGACGGGGCTGATGTTCTCCTGGTCCCGAAGTCCAAACAGCCGCTCGCCGTTGCACGCTCATCAGATGCAGGGCAGCCGCAATGATGGCACGATTGACAGCAGCAGGGGAAGCGTTCTGATATTCAGAGATGGAACTGAGTGGACTGTTCGTGCAGATCCTCATATGATCCCGACTTAAAGACATGGACATCTTCCTTGCCCTGAACGCCGCAGTTTGTGCCATCATGGTTCTGGGCTTTTCTTATGGAGCCTCCCGTGAAGATGGAGGGTGGTTCTCTCTTGGGCTTGCGGTTGTTTTCACTGCACTCACCTTCTTCTCTATCTACTATATCTGATGGTTGGCTTAGATGTGACTGTAGTGCCGGGCTGGGCGTTTGCGGCGGGCCTCGCAGAGGTTGAGCGTGCGCGGGAAGTTCATGGCAAGTCCCCGGCATGGATGTCGATTTCTGTTTCCGCCGCCGCCTACGCACATGCCCACGACCAGTGATGAGCTGCTGCCCCGCCGAAAGTACAAAGGGCTTTTCCTCTCTGACCGCAGAGACAAAAGCTGAGGAGCGCCTCGCGGCGCGGACGCCCTACGTAGAGCCTCGCACACGTGCGGCAGAGGCGCTTTTGCAGAGCATCACAGAGGATGTTGTCCAAAGGCTTAGAAACGGGACGCTGCCAGAGTTCGCGCCGAGTGTCGTGCGTAACGAAGTTCAAAGGAATCGGGAGGAGGTAAGAGAATACTTGCGCGAAACGTATGAGCAGGTGGGGCGCCGCTTTGCCGCTGACACCCAGTCTCGCATCGAGGAACGCACCGGGCAAGAGGCCCCGCAAGACGCAGGCGATCAATGGACGGAGGCATTGGGCGATCTCTTCGTGGCTGGGGTTGTGGCAGGAATTGTATTCGCGATTCTTTCACAGCTGCAGTCAAACATCTTGGCTGTAATTACTGTTGCGCAGGATGATGGGCTTGGGATCAGTGGGATTGCGTCCCGGCTTGAGAGGCGCATGGGGCCAAAGAACAAGCAGCAAGCGGCCCTGGTAGCAAGGACCGCAATCACAACAGCTTCAAACAGGGCAGATTTGTTTGCCGCAAAGCGATTCCCCGCCACACTGCGCAAGCAGTGGGTCGATTCGGACGATGACCGCGTGCGGCTCTCTCACGAGGTGGTAGATGGCAACGAGTCAAACTTAGGGGAACCGTTCGTTTGGTTCAGCCCGAACAGTGGTCGACGAGTCCGTGCGCAGTATCCTGGAGACCCGCAACTCCCATTGCCTGATCTTCTCAATTGTCGTTGCATAATGGTCTTTATTCCAGCATGAACCATAGAACTGAATATGTGGCGCTACTACAAGAGCAGCATAGTCAATTTCTTGAGAGCATAAACAAGGCGGTGAGCGAGGATACTGCCTGGGATCCCCAAAAGTGCGCTATCGTGCCCGGTGAGGAACCGCATCTAAAGCGGGACGCCTTTAAGAACAAGACAGACTTTGTGATACAGGTATCGGCGGTTTGTGAATACGGTACGGGCTTTACAAGCCTCCCCTGTTCAAAACAGGATCTTGCAAGCCTGGAAGATATGAAGCACATTCCCGAAATGTTTGTTAGATCATTTCAGCGTCTTAAAGAAAGAAGAGCTCAAGAGGTCAGCGATGAGGAGCCGAACCAGTATCGGAACGGCCCGCGGCGGTTCATAGAGTCTTTGCCATCACCACAAGTGAAAGCGCAGTGAGCAATAACCCACGCGTAGAGAAAGAGCACTTGGAGCTGTTTCTTGCCGCAGCGAAAGAGGTTTTGCGGGAGAAAGGGGAGGTGCGG